CCTTAATAAACCGACTAACCGACAAACTGACTTAAACCGACTAAACCGACCAAACCGACTAACCGACCTAAACCGACATAACGGACTAAACGGACTAAACTTTTAGATTTCCTCGGCTTGCTCTTTTTCTTCTTAGCCACAGAGTTCACCGAGTGCACTGAGAAGAAAAATTGCTTTGTTGTAAGCATATCCTAGGATTAATTTTTTCCTTTCTGATTAAAGCAAAAAATCTCACTATCGCAGACCTATCCTGGACTCCTGGCTTCCTAATAAATACTCTTTTTTCTATCAGGAGGCCAGGAAGCCAGGAATAGGAGTTAACCTGTGAAGGTCAACTCTCATTTTCACATTTTAGAGATTTTGAGATTAGTAGTAGGCAATAAGGATGATGAACCTTAATAAACCGACTAACCGACCTAAACCGACCAAACCGACCAAACGGACACAACGGACACAACGGACATAACGGACGTAACGGACTAAACTTTTTGATTTTTAGAATTCCGTAGCAGAAGGGTCTGTGGCAGAACTGAGAGGGCTTCTGTTTTATGGAAAAAGAACACTACATCACTGCTAAATAATCGTTTCATCCCCTGATTCTATCTTTGCAACAGAGCATATTGAATATTCACTTCTCAGTGCTTTATATCCCTCAAAATTATGCACCTTTAGAGGTTCTCAGGGTTCTGTAAGAGAATTGGCAACCCTATCCTCCTTTCGTATATTAGTCTGTATCGTTTTCTGTGCACACCAAATTGTGGAAAGGAGGCTAACATTATGAGTCACACTAACGAACTTGAGCTGGAAATCTTCCGAGCTGGCGACTACAACGAGAAAGGTTCTTTCTCTGAAGCCGACCTTGAACAAATAGCTAATGACTATAGCCCTGAGCGGCATGAGGCGCCTGTGACCATTGACCATCAGCAGTCAGGTCCCGCATTTGGCTGGGTGGCTGGACTCCGCAGAAAAGGCGACCGACTCATTGCTCGTCTCCGTGGGCTTAACGATGAATTCCTTAAACTGCTTCGTTCCGGCGCATTCAAAAAACGCAGTATTGAACTCTACCGCAAATTCTCTCAAACCGGTAGACCATATCTCCGAGCCCTGACATTTCTCGGAGCTCGCCCACCCGAAGTCAAAGGTCTGGCTGACATTACTTTTGCTGATGACTCTGACTTTGTAAAGATTGACTTTGCTGAGCCTGAACCAGTGCAGGTCGCTCACCCGGAAATCCTTAAACAAGCCAGAGAACAAATCCACCGGCTACAGGAAGAAAAACGTCGTGCTGAAGAGGAACTCCGACTCCTGCGTCAATCGCTTCTTCGCCAGGACATTATCCATTTCTTTGAAGACCTCAAACGCCAGGGTAGATTCCTACCTGCGTGGGAAAAGATGGGTATCATCAAGTTTATGGAAATGCTCTCTGATACAGAGACTGTCAGGTTCGCTGAAGATGACGACGAGCCACGTTCACCATTACAGTGGTTTAGAAATTTCCTCTCTTCGCTCCCTGCTCTGGTTCCTTTACAGGAGTTTGCGCCCTCCGAACCCTACGTCCAGATGTCTGAATCCCAGATGCCCCGTCCTGCACAAAGAGCTACAGTCAGCCAGCGTTCCGTTGAGATGCACCGCCGTGTCGTTGCCCTGCGCGAGCGTCATCCTGAACTCACTTACAGCGATGCGTTACGACAGATTCTTCGTAGCTCATAGAGACAGCACGCTTTCTTACACGGACACTCCTACTCCCTGCAGGCAATTTGAATCGGGGAGTCCTTAAAACAGTGCGAACCTTGTTACAGGAAGGAGGGTATCGGATATGAGTAATTACATACTTGATAAAGCTTACACCATCACCAGCGAAAACGGTGTTCAGGCATATCGGGTAGTTGTCGTGGGGTCTAACCCTGGCGAATGCCAGCTCCCTTCAGCGGCTAATGATGGTAAAATTCTGGGAGTTACTCTGTTCTCTCAGGAGAACAAGGGACGTAACGTCACTGTTCGGAAAGCCGGCATTGCCCGATGTGTTGCCGCCGGCGCCATCAATCTGGGCGACCCGGTGAACATCGCTGACTCATCTGGCAAGGTCAAGGCAATCAACGAATCCAGTGGCACGCACATCAACTGTGTTGGGTTTGCTGAAACTTCTGCCTCGGCTGATGGCGACATCATTGAAGTCTTTCTGTCGTTTCACGAACGTATCGTCCCTTAATCTTTAATCACTGTGTTTGCCTCAGCCTTCTCTGTGGTTGATAGAAAAAAGCAAAATTAAAGAAAGGAGGTTTTCATTATGCCTGAAGTCAGTCAGGTTCATATTGATGTGGCGTTGACCAACGTCAGCATTGCATACAGGAATCCCGACTATATTTCGGATATTATAGCACCGCCAGTCCCTGTAAGAAAACAGAGCGACAAGTACTTCATCTTTGACCCGGAACGTGAACGATTCAGAGAATCCAACGACCGACGTGCTCCCGGCGCTGAAGCCAGTGAAGTAGGGTTCGGACTCAGCACTGACAACTACTACTGCGAAGACCATGCACTTGAGACCGCTATTCCGGATGAAGAGCGCGAAAACGCTGACCCACCTATTCAGGTAGACATAGACCGCACTGAGTTTCTGGTAGACAAAATTCTGCTCAACAAAGAAATAGCGTTAGCTACTCGTATCCGTACTGGTTCTGATATTCCCGGTGAAACACTCTCTGGCACTGACCAGTGGTCTGATTATGACAACTCTGACCCTGTAGCCGCTGTGGAAGCCCAGAAAGCCACTATTCAAGCCGCAGTTCAGGTCATCCCAAACGTTCTGGTGCTCTCGTATCCTGTATACCAGAAAGTCCGCCTGCATCCGAAGGTCATAGAGAAAGTACAGTATGTTCGACTTGGTGTCGTTGGTCCGGATGTCCTTGCTCAGCTCTTTGATGTGGAACGTGTAGTTGTACCCCGTGCGTTTAAGAACGTTGCTGCACCCGGACAGGACCCCGATTTGCAATACATCTGGGGCAAGGACGCATTTCTCTGCTATGTTCCACCGCGACCCGCACTCAAACAGGTCGCCTTTGCGTACTCGTTCCTCTGGACAATTGCTCCGGGTTCCGTGAATGGACACATTGTGGAGATATGGCGCGAAACACGACGTAAAGCTGATATGATTCGTGTGCAGAAATACTATGACCAGAAGATTATTGCTCCCGGTGCTGTGTATCTCTGGAAAAATGCCGTTGCCTGATGATGGCAATGGATGCGGTGATTGTGTCACGTGAGACGTGAATGTGCCTGGCGTGCCGACGCTCGCACCCGCGTAGGGAAATGAGACCAGACCAAACAAGCGGCACGCCAGGAGATTTTTCCACTCTTGCAGCCTCGCTTAACCAAAAGGCGAGAGCAGGGAGTCTCAATGAAAGAAAATAAGGTTCAGGTACTTCGCCTCACACGAACGAATATAAACGATACAAACACGCAGGAGACATCCAGCACAAACCTTACTGACAGGCTGATGAACCGGTGCCAATGACTTAGCGTAAGAATATTTAACCCTGTCCATTTCAGGAGGTCTGGCAAGATGTATTGTTCACTTGAAGACATACAAAAAAGATTATCAGCGGAGACGTTGCTGAAACTTGCTGATATAGACGGAGATGGTCAGCCTGACAGCGACGTCATTAACGCCGCTATTTCAGATGCCGATGCTGAGATTGACGCCTATTTAGGCAATCGCTACAAAGTACCGTTGAGTTCGCCACCAGCGCTTATTCGTGCAATGAGCACCGTGCTGGCAATTGATGCACTCTTTGCACGAATACCGGGACTGGTCTCTAAAGAACACAGAGACCGTGCAGAGGAGGTTCGGCATTTACTTCGGTACCTGGCTGAGTCAGACATTGACCTCTCGCAGGCGCCGGAGATTATTCTACGCTCGTTTGTTGCCAGCACCACCAGTGATATTCCCAGAATTTTTTCCCGTGAAACCCTGACTAACTTTTAACCCGAAAACGAGGACTGAACTATGCTTATGCTATTTGCTCGGGGAAAATATAATGAACAGCAACTCCAGGAATCTTTTCCCGCGGGTTCTAAAGATATACCCCTGGCTGACGCTGACCAGTTCTTTGAAACAGGTGATGATATATTTGTCGCCACCGCCGAGGCTCTGCACATTGAGTATCTGGGTCAGGCAGTTGCAGTAAGCTCTACTACCATTTCTGTGCCTTTTGTTGCGTTAAACGACTATCCAGTGGGTTCCTCAGTGTGGCGACCAGCAACGTTTTTTCGCCTTACTGTCGGCGAAGAACTGCCAATACATCGGGGACTTTATACCGGCGTTCTTCTGCAACGCTCTCTTGGAGGAGCAATTTATTCTGCAAGGGTGAAAGACCCTTATCGAAAAGTGCTTGTTGTGATACCCAACATTAGCAGGGCTACATATCAGGCACTTGAGCAATGGATTGTCGGAGAACTTGATTATGGGCTTAAGGAGTTTGTCTTCGTGGATACCCAGCGCTCAGTGATGAATTGCCGATTGCTTAATTCTGAGCTCAATTATACTGAGCATCAGCCCGGATACGCCAGACTAGAGCTTGAACTGGCGATATGCGCCCTACCCGGCTATGTGTGATTTTGCGTAGGAGGTTATGGGATGCGTCAACTCTCGTCAGTGGCAGAACAACAACGCCTGAGCACTTCACAGGATGTGTACTGGGTAATGGAGTTATGTACAGAAGGAGACCCGGTGTATCTCTCGCAACGTCCACTAATTTGCGAAGGGTACGAGTTTGAGCCGATTATCCAGGAGTTATCAATCCGCCTTAGACCGTTTCCGGATATTTTGATTCCAGCACCGGGGAGACACCGTTCATCTATTGCACTCGTGAAGCTGGTACGTTCTTCATCCGTTGCCGAAACGCTTATTCAGTCAGTACGCCAGGGCACACTTCAGGGTACACTCTGTCGTATCGGGCTTTTCTTAAAAGACCCCTCACAGTCACCATCATTCTCAGATATAATCTGGTGTGGCTGGTTTGCGGTAAGTGATGCCTCTGAGGACAGAACCTCTTTCACTTTCTCGCTAATTGATGTCATCAGCGCTCGCTCCAATCGGGTCGCTGGTCGGGTAATTACCGCAGATATATGCAAACACCTTTCAGAAAAGGTTCAGAATTCCATAATACCTTTTGTCTTCGGTAAATGCGAAAAGATACAACTCCTTCCTTATCGTTTCGGAGCAAATACATCGCTTGTGTGCGATTTAACACCCGATGATACCGTTGTACCTGTGGTCTCAGTGGAAAAGTTCCCCCAAGCCGGTGTGGTTCAGGTGGGCAATGAGCTAATCACGTATGCAGAGATTGACTTAAACTCCTGCACCCTGGGTACACCTACCACACCGGTTATTAGAGAACACCCCGCATTTCATCGCGCAGGCGTGCCGGTATACGTTGTGCCTGAGGGTGGATTTGCATTTCTGGTAGCTGACCATCAATGTCTGGCAATTGACAGGGTATTTACAAAAGTTGGTATCTGTGCGCCTGATGAGTATCAAGTTGGGATAGAGCAAATAAAGGGGAAAGAGGTAACCACCATAATATTTCCACGTCTGCCAGTCCGGTGCTCCTACGCGCCTGCAAATTCTCAATTAGAAATCTCGCCAGTCACGTTTCCGGGTGTCTGGTCTGTGGATGCTGAGAACACCGCATACGAAGCCCATAAAATTATTGATACGGAAAGGTGGGCATCCGCAGCCCGTATTGATAAAGACCATCAACTGCTCAGGATACGATTCTCCGGGGATATGCGCGACCGGGAAACAAGGCTGGGATTATTGCGAGGGGTACGGCTTTGTCTTCACTTCTTCACGGATAAACGTTGGGACTCAACTACAACGGTACTTGTCCGATTGAAAAAGAATACCGCGATAGAGCAAAAATCACTGCGTCGACCAGTGGCACAAGAATTTATCGGCAGGACCGCATCGCATACGCATAGTGATAACATCAATTAGCGAGAAAGTGAAAGAGGTTCTGTCCTCAGAGGCATCACTTACCGCAAACCAGCCACACCAGATTATATCTGAGAATGATGGTGACTGT